CTATCTGGTGCCACAAGCCGTCGTCGGTCCGATTGTGGCTCGCATCTTCGACAGCAGCCCTGTGCGACAGGTGGCGCGCATCCAGGCGATTTCGGGCAACGCAATCGAAGGCGCCGTCGACTACGGCCAGCTGTCGGTTTCGTGGCTGGATGAAGTGACGGCCAGCAGCGATCCGACGACGCCATCGCTGAAGAAGTATCGGATTGAGGTCAACAATCAGCGGAGTTCGCCGCGTATTTCGCCTGTCCTGCTCGAGGATGCGGCGGTCGATATCGAGGCGTGGATCGGCGAGAAGATCGCTCGCGACTTTGCGCTGAGTGAGAATACGACGTTTGTGACCGGATCGGGCGTCGCGCAGCCGCGCGGCTTCACGACCTACACGACGGCGGCGACGGCCGATGCGTCACGCACCTGGGGCCAGCTGGAGCATGTGGCCACGGGCACCAGCGGCGGATTCGGCAGCAACGCCAACGGCACCGACAAGCTGACGGACCTGGCCTACAAGGTCAAGGCCGGTTACCGGGCGAACGCGGTCTGGATGATGAGCAAGGCGACGCTGGGCACGGCGCGACAGCTGAAGACGTCTAATGGCGACTATATCTGGCAGCCGTCCGTCCAGGCGAACACGCCACCGACGCTGCTGGGATATCCGGTCGCTGAGGCCGAGGACATGCCAGCGATTGCCGCAAATTCACTGTCGATTGCGTTTGGCGATTTCCGTAGCGGATACATGATCGTGGATCGAGTCGGGTTGAGCGTGTTGCGCGATCCGTATTCGAACAATCCGTATGTCACGTTCCATGCGGTCCGCCGCGTGGGCGGCGGCGTGGTTGATTTCGACGCGATCAAGTTCCTGAAATTCGCTTAAGAGAGGAGAGGTTATGCTCAGAGATAGTCTTAATGGATCGAAGGTGTCGAGCGCGTTTGATTATGCGTCACGCACAGCGACGGCGAACGGCAACATCATGGACATGCAAGGATTTGGCTCAGCCCTGTTTGTCGTCTCGCTGGCAACGGTCACCACCGCCGACTCGTCGAACCTGTTCACGTTCACCCTGCAGCACGGCGACGATTCGTCGTTGTCGGACGCTGTCACCGTGACAGCGGCGCTCGGGCTGCTTGGATCGAATCTGGTCATCAATAATGCGGCGACCCAGTCGAACATGCGTGGCCAGATGGGCTACGTTGGCGGCAAACGCTACGTCCGACTAGTGGCGACGGAAACCGGAACGGCCAGTGCTGCCTTCTCTGCTGATTGTTACCAGTCACTGCCGACAGTGCAGCCGGTCGGCGATGAGGCGTTTGCGTAAGCACTCAGGTTCTCCCCGCGTGAACGCAACTGGTTCACGCGGGGAAGGTACGCCATCATGCTGATTTATCTGGAATCGAATGTCGTGTTGTCCGATGTCGGGTGCCTCGATTCTGGCATCCATGACGTGCCGGAAAATTTAGCGGCGGCGCTCATCACGCAGCGTTTGGCGCGGCTGGTCACGTCGATTGAGGCCGCGCCGGAGCGTCAAGCCCTGGAAGCGCGTCAGCATCGTGCGCCTCAGCGCGTCGTGCGGCAACGGAAGGTGATGGCGTCATGAGTTGGAATCGCCAGCCGCTGCAGTCGTTTGTCTCGAGAACGAGCGGGGATGGAATTACGCTGGCCGAGGCCAAGTTGTTCCTGCGTGTCGACCACTCGACCGAAAATGACCTGATCGAAGCACTGATTACGGCGTCACGGATCTGGGTGGAGCGATATCTCAGACGCTCGTTGCTGACGGAGACCTACGACTTCAAGTTTCGCGATTTTCCGCAGGTGTATTTCCCGCTGATCCTGCGTCAGGCGCCGCTGCAATCGGTCACCTCGATCACGTATCTTGATCAAGACGGCGCGTCACAGACCTGGGCGTCGTCGAATTATGCGGTCCGAACGCTGGCTGGCGTCACCGCCGGACGCGGATACGTCGAAACGACAAACAGCACGGAATATCCGGCCACGCTGTCGGAAGCCTCGCATCCGGTCACGGTGCGAGCGGTCTGTGGCTACGGTGCCGCCAGCGATATTCCCAAAGGCATTCTGTCGGCGATGTATTTGCTGATTGGCGATTTGTATTCGCAACGCCAGGAGACCATCAGCGGCTCGACGTCACGGATCGAGACGACGGTTCGTCATCGGCTGTCGCCGTATCGCTTGTCTGAGGTGGCGTAGTGATCAATTTCAGCGCCTTGCGACATCAGGTCGCCGTCCAGAATCCGACGAAGACGGACGATGGTGACGGCGGTTATACGGAGAGCTTTGCGGCGGCCTCGCCGTCGCCGGTCTTTGCCAGCATCCAGACGGCCACGGCTCGTGCCATTGAGCGGATGATTGGCAACACGATTGAGGCGCCGGTCACGCATCTGGTGACGATCCGCTGGCATAGCGCCGTGACGACACGGACGCGCCTCGTGTTCAACTCGCGCAATTTCTTTGTGCGCGGGATTCAGAATATCGACGAGCTTGACGAATTTATGGTCTTGGCGTGCGAGGAGTTCATCTAATGAGCGTCGCGTTCAAAATCGACGGCTTGGCTGAACTGCGATCCGCGTTACTACATGCGCCACCACAGATCCAGAGCAAGGCGGAAGCAGTGGTGCGCAATGTTGTCGACGAGGCGGCGTCGGAGATGCGGGTGCGATACCAAAAGCATCGCACGCCGACGGACTGGTATTGGCCTGGCAAAAAACGACGACAAAAGCGACGACACCTCGCCGACAATGTCAAGGTGACGTTTCGCGGTGCGGCAACCGGCGCCGCGCAGGGCAGGATTATTGTGGATGCGCCTCACGCGCATCTATTTGAATTCGGAACGGCGCAACGGCGGTGGACGAGCGGCAAGAGTACAGGCGCCGCGCCCGCGCCGCCGCAAAAGATCTTCATTCCTATTGCAGTCAGAAAACGCAAGCACATGACTGAGGAATTGATTGACGTGGTCGAGGGTATGGGCCTGAAGGTGACTCGTGGCTAGCACGGCATCGGTCGATGCGGCGGTCATCGCGAAGCTGGCCAACGATGCCACGTTGACGAGTCTGGCACCCGGCGGCGTCTATCGCGAAGTCGCGCCGCAAGGCATCTCGAATCCTTACGTCATCATCTCGCCCATGTCGCATCAGGATGCTTACAGCATCGGGTCACAGGCGTTTGAGGAACTGCGCTACCTGGTCAAAGGTGTCGATTTGTCGACTTCAGGCTCGACCGTGCAAACGGTAGCCAATCGCATTCACGTCTTGCTCCAGAATGCCGTCTTGACCATCACCGATTACAAGTGCCTGCTCGTGCAGCGCGAAGAACGGATCGCCTACGTCGAAGTGGACGACGACTCCGATCGTCGGTATCAGCATCGGGGCGGCTTATATTTCGTGCTGGTGGAGCCGACATGAAGATGCTTGTGGTCCATCCAGGCGCGGCCTGGGCGACGCATGACGTGCATCTCGGCGTGGTGGAAGGTCTACGGGCGCATGGCGTCGCAGTGGCCGAATATCGTTTAGATAATCGGATTAATCGCACGCATGATTTTCTGCACTATCTATGGCGGCGAGAACGGCGGCTGAATCCAAGCACGACCTGGCCGAAGCCGTCAGCGGGCGACGTGCTGTATCAAGCGTCGACAGGATTAGTCGAGCGGGCGCTGGAGCGGGGCTGCACCGATATCCTGGTCGTGTCAGCCATGTTCGTCATGCCGGATCGGTTGACGTTGGCGCGCCGAGCTGGACTGCGGATCTGGTTGCTATGCACGGAGACGCCGTACAATCTTGCCGAGGAGCTGCGCTTGGCGGCTTTGTGCGATGGTGTCTGGACGCATGAGCGCAGTGCGCTCGAGGAGTTTCGACAGGTCAATGCTCGCGTTGCGTATCTGCCGCACGCGTGGCGGCAGGGCTGTCACGATGTCGCGCCGTCAACAGATGCGGTCCCGAGCTGCGATGTTCTGTTCGCAGGGACGCTGTTCGACGAACGGGTGCGATTCTTGTCACAGATCGATTGGCGTGGCATTGATTTGGCGATTCTCGGCACCACGCATATGCTGCCGTCTCGATCGCCGCTTCGTCCGTTTGTGCGCGGCGGCCTGATCTCCAATAGCGATCTGGTGCAAGTCGCGAAGCGTAGTAAAATCACGATCAATTTGTTTCGCGCCTGTCACAGCCACGTCGCAGAATCGCTGAATCCCCGCCTGTACGAGATGGCCGCAGCGGGCGTGTGTAGTGTGTCCGACCGACGACCTGAGGTGGTCGAGAAATTTGGCGACGCGGTGCCAGTCTTTGATGATGCGGCTGGCGCGGAAGTGGTCATACGGGAACTGTTACAGAATCCTGACCGACGGGCGGCGTGTATCCACAAGGCGCAGGTCGCAGTCAGTGGCGATGATTGGATGTCGCGAGCGTTACAGATCATTCACAATATCTTGGAGTGGCAGCAGCAGCCACAAGAACTTAGCAGAAGGAGTGCGTAAAGATGGCAAAATATCATGGCAGGAGCGGTGCCTTACTGCTCGGCTCAGCCAATGGCGGCGCGGCCGCGTCGGTCTCAAATCTCACGCAGTGGTCGATTGCGATTGAGCAGGACACGGCCGAATGCACAGCGATTGGCGATTCGTTCAAGAGCTATGTCGCAGGCATGAAGGGAGCAACCTGCACGTTGTCGGGATTCTTCGCCGACGATGCCGACATTCCGTTCGATGCCTTTGATCAGGCGCAAGCGTCCGGCACGGTGTCGGCCTACCTGTATCCAGCCGGGACGTCGGTGTCGAAGTACTTCAGCGGCGCCGTCTGGCCGACGAATGTCTCGATTGAGGATACGGTCAACGGCGTTGTCACGTTCTCCGCGCAGCTGCGATTTGACAGCACGGTGTCGCGGAAACAATAACTCATGATTCTCAAGGGCGTCACCGGTGAAATTCGGTGGAGTTATTTACCGGCAGCGGTCTTCGGACCGTGGCGCGTTGAGACACAAGAGGACACAGCACTCTCGACGCTGACAGGTACGTTGGTCAGCGTCGACGGCTACAGGGTTACGCAGTCGCCTTTAGTCGCGGTCGTCAGTGTCGGGCGCAGACGCCTGACCTGGCCAATCACAGACATGCAGATCAGCGGAGATACCATCACGGCGGTACTCGGGCTGCGGCAGGAGGACAGATGACGGTGAAACGAGTCAGCAGCAAGACGTTGCGATTTGTGCAGCCCGAGGTCGTGCGGCTGTCATTAAGCAACGACGATTGGATCGACGTGCGAAAGGAATTATCGACAGGCGAAGCGCGTCGAGCGATGGCCAAAACGATCAAGTCAATGCGGTCCGATGGCCGAATCGAGCCTGACATCGAAATGGTCGGGCGCGCCGAGATTGCGGCCTATCTGATTGATTGGTCGTTCACGGACGCCAACGACAAACGAGTCGCCTGCTCTGACGCCTCACTCGATAATCTCACGCAGCCAGCCTATGCCGAGATCGAGGCTGCGGTGCGTCAGCACATCGCGGCTGTGGAGGAGGAGCGGGGAAAGGCGACGAGCGGCAATTCGTTGAGAGCGGTTTAGCGATTTGTCGCGTGATGGGCTGGACTTGGCAGGAGTTTCTTGACACACCGCACAGCGTGATCGAGATTCTTAGCGAGCAACTGGTGCAGGAGGCTCGCGAACGGGACACGTAAATGGCACTGACGGCAACGTTTTCGGCGAACTTTACAAGCCTGTATGCCGAGCTGGAAAAAACGGAAGTGCGGTTTGGCGAGCTAGCTGTCGATGCCAGGAAAGTACAAGACAGCGTCCAGAGGATCGGCGAGCGATTCTCTGGCGCCAAGCTGATTGAAGACGCCGCGAAAATGGCGCAAGCCATTCAGGAGATTGGCGGCGCAGCGATCCTGACAGACAAAGAGGCCAAGCGCGTCAATCAGACGCTGAATGAGGCCCTGGAAAAGGCTGCCAAGACTGGCGCACCGGTCACCGACCAGATGCGTCAACTGGCCGCCGCGACAGCGGGCGTCGGGCACCAGGGAAGCGTCCTCAAGGACGTGTTCGCAAAAATCGGTCCGACGATTGCTGCCGCGTTCACCCTGCAATCAATCAAATCCTTCGCGCAGTCTGTCTTTGATGCTGCGGGACGACTGGTGGATTTGTCTAACCAGACCGGACTCTCGACGAAAACACTACAGCAGATGTCGTATGCGGCCGCGCAGACCGGCGCGACGCTCGACGACTTTACGAAAGCGGCATTCAAGCTTGGGACAAATTTAGCGAGCGGTGAGAATAGCGTGCTGAGGGCTGTCAATCGACTCGGGCTGTCCTATGACATCTTGCGCAAACAATCGCCTGATCAACAGTTCCTGACCATCGCCCAATCGCTCGGTACGTTGCAAAACGCGCAGGAACGCAATCGCACCGCGCTGGAATTGTTTGGCAAAGGTGCAAAAGAGATTCTGCCAGCGATTGCCGAGGGCTACGAGAAACTGGCAGGACAAGCATCAATCGCTGGCGACGCGCAAATCAAATCCCTCGACATGACCGGCGACGCGCTCGCCGCATTTGGCAGTCAGCTGAAGACGATTGCCATCAACCTGGCCGGTGGATTTGTGATTGCGGTGGGCGGAGCCGCACGGGTGTTTGAGGAGTGGACCGGTATTATCCGTATCAATCGCGAAGCACTACAGAATTGGTCCATTATCGCCGACGTCTTCAGAGGTCGCGCCAGGGAATTGCCCAAGGTATTGAACGAGTCCGCGTTGGCCGCAAAGCTGTTGCCACCGCGGCTCGCCGCGAGTGCGCTATCGATGGAGGAACTCACTCGCGCCGAACAGAGGCTCGAAGCACAGACGAAAGCACAAATCGAAGCCACAAAAGCATCGGCCGCCGCGAAAGAACTCGCCAAGCGTGAAACGGACAAGTTCCATGCGTCCGTGACTCGGCTAGACACCATCAAATTCTGGGTGCCGTTCACGCAAGGCGTACAAGCAATCACTCCGAATCTCCAACAACTGAACGATCTCGAAGCGCGCACAATTCAGGAAACGCAGAATTTGCGAGAGGCGGCGAGGAAGTGGGCGGAGCAGAATGGCCTGGTCGTGCCAACGATCACCGCTATTGATACCAGCTTGAAGACAAGTGCTAGCCAATCCGTGCCTTTATTCAAATCCGCGTTTGCGGCCATCCCGGACTCGATTATCAAGGCGATGCAAGGCGGCGGCGATGTCGTCAAGACTGTGGCCTCGACGCTCGGATCGTCGCTGGGCACAAATATTGTGAAAAGGTTCGGTACGAACATCACCAATTTTTTGGGACCGACCCTCGGCGGTGCCGTCAATACGATTCTACCTGGAGTCGGTGCCTTGATCGGACCGCTCGCCGA